TATTTAGTCAGGATTTCCGCATAAATGGACTTTTAGTAACAAATATTTATGCCTACTCGCCTAGTGTATGGACTACTGGTTTCTCATTTCTGAGTATATTATACAGTTTCATATCCTCTGCACACGATACAGGAATAAAATCTGTATTCGCATCAAATCCTTCATATCTCTTTGCTTGATTGATAACGATTGACCCCTTCTCTCCTGATATTGATCTATGAAACGTGCCACGAGGTATGAATAATGCTCCACTTGCCCGATTCAAATGAACTATATGATATGGATATTTCCAATCGTAGTTTACCAGTTCAAATGTTCTCTCCCCTGATACAACTCGATTATTATCATCTTGAAATCCATGTATGTAAAACTGCTTTGCTCCTACAATATCATCTGGTGGGGATATTGCAGATCCATTATGAACTACAAGATCAGAAGCATTTGACTCATCTACACTTATATCATAGAATATAACATCACTTGTCTCACGAAAGACAATGTGCTTTTTAAAATTTACGTCACTCATCTATCACCACTTAGCATAATATGGTTTTTGGTCATTGATATAATGTGGTTTTTCTTGAACCAACTTTGCGGTTTCTATTTCGTCACTCTCATCAGCATTAGTATGATGTGTGACTTCCTTTAGAGTTTTAAGATACTTTAATACATGAGTTCTTATCTCCATCAATTCATCATAACATCCTTGATTGTATGCACAACCACGCAAATCAGCGTCAGGTTTCATTACTGACTCAGTAAAGAGTGATAATGCTCTATCATATTTTATAGCAGGGGTTTCTCCCCCTGCTATTGACCCTTGATCTTTCATAATTCTATTGTTTCCTTATGTATATTAGTAATTATCATTTTCAAAGAAATCAGCATTAACACTAACAACTGTAGCATTTGGATTTCTTGCAAGTGCAACTCTCTCTGCTTCAGCATAATCACGAGCATATACAGATTCATTGAAAACTTTACCTGCGACATACAATTCAACTTTGCACTTCATAATGCTCCCCTTTGTTTACTCTTATATTATATAATATCTAAGATGTTAATGCAAGGTTCTTGTGTCGGTTCTTTAACTGGTACATAATCTTCCACTCTCTTCTGAATTAAGTTACCATAGTCTTCATGTAGTTCACATCCTATGTAATCTCTACCAAGTGCCTTTGCTACTGCTGCTGTAGTTCCCGATCCCATAAATGGATCTAATACTATGTCTCCCATTTCACTCCCTGCTAGTATGCAAGGTTCAATCAAGTCAGGTGGGTAAGTAGCAAAATGTGCTTCACGATATGGTTTATTAGTTACTGACCAGACAGATCGTTTATTCTTTGTTGGATAACTTTTTGTAAGTCCGCTATGTGGTTGTAGTCCTGTTCCTTCGTTATGATATTTTCCTTTTGTTCTGTCTCTTGTTCCCCAATCTTTTGCGGGTTCTTTGATTGCTTCATTATCGTAGTAGTATTTTTTATTTTTACTAAACAAAAATATATATTCGTGTGCTTTGGTGCATCTATCTCTTACACTCTCAGGCATGGGATTTGGTTTATGCCAGATTATATCCTGTCTAAGATACCATCCATCATTTCTCATTGCGAAGGCAAAGAGCCATGGGATTCCAATAAGATCTTTTTCTTTGAGTCCTTCGATTCTATTTCCTCTACGAGGACACACATCTGGTAAGTCTTGCTTTGTATTAGAGACTGTTTGCTTAACCAATCCTTGTCCTTTTCCAGGTCTGTAATTATAGTAACTATCCCCAAGATTAACCCAACAAGTTCCATCATCTGTAAGCACATTGCGAACCTCCTTAAATACGTTTACTAATTGATCTATAAATTCGTCAGGTGTTTGTTCCTGTCCGATTTGATTCTCCTCTCCACCATAGTCACGCAAACCATAGTAAGGAGGGGATGTTACACACATCCTCGCCTTTTCATCAAACTCTTTGAGTGTCTCTCGACAATCTCCAAATAGAATTGTGTCTCTCATCTTGTAACTGTAACTGTTGCTGCTTCGCCTTTGTTAAAGATAGTATCGACTACTGCTTCAACCTTTCTGGCGGTTGTGATGCCCACTTTGGAATATACTGGTACACATATCATACCATAAACTTTGTCTTTTGCCCCTTTGCGTATCACTCTACCAATCGTCTGACTGATAGTAATGTAATCCATAGATCTCATAAACAATACTGCTTCAAGTCCATGAACATTGATACCCTCTGATAGTATGCTGTGATGTAACACAACAAACTTCTTGTCTGGATTTCTACCCCACTCATTAAGTGTATTGAAGAAGTCCTCTCTGGATACTTTCTCTCCATCAACAATCGCCCCTGTACGACTTGTAATCGTCATCCAAGAATAACCTCTGTATGCAAGTTCGTCAATGAAGTCTGTCTGAGATAGTAATGTGATGATTTGCTTTGTGGACTTTGCACAAATCAATACTTTGCTCTTCTGAATATTATCTATGGACTGTACCATCTGCTCACAATCACGATCAGCAACCAACTCATCTTTCGCCAAGATTCTTGACTTATAGACTTCAACCTTTGGAGGTAGTATGTGTCCGTCTCTGACCAACTTTGGTGCAGGAACTTGGCAGATCACATCCCCATAGACATCTTTCCAGTTCATTCCTGCTTTCTGAGAAGTCAAACTATGCTTTGGAGTTGCTGTGAAATAGTAGCATCTTTTAGCATTATTTGAGAAGTGTTCAGTAGCAGGGAAAAAGTTTCTCTGTACTGAGTTGTGTGCTTCATCAAAGTATATTGCATCTACTTCAATATCAAGTGAGTCTTGTATCCTGTGTAATGAATGATATGTTGTGAATATTAATAGATTCTCTGTGCTATTGTGATACCAGTACTCAAGTTCATCTGTCTTTGTTGTACTCTTGTGATGTGTCTCTCCACTATGTACATGAATTACATCTGCATCTGTGATGAACTCCAAGAACTCAGAGGATAACTGATTTGCTAGTAGGATGCGTGGTGCGACAACTACAACAGTCTTTGGTAAACTGTCCTGTGCAAAGAGTCTCCTCACATCTTCTATCATGCACATTGTTTTTCCACCACCTGTGGGTACAATGATCTGACCCTTGCTGTGAGTCTTCATTGCTTCTAATCCTTCTAATTGGTGTGGTCTGAGTTGCATACTAATATCTTAGATACAACTATTATAGCAAAAAAATGACCCTCATGGGGTCATGTGTGACGCTTTCGCTACTGTCTCTTAAAGAATATACTGTCTGCCTTACAATCCATACAAAGGTATGTATAGATTTCTCAATTTTGACCTAGTTACAGTCCTGCCATGCTGAACCATTATAAACCTGTAGTTTATTTGTGGATGTATTGTAAACCATTGCCCCTGCTGTGACTCCAACCAAATTACCTCTCTCTGTGTTAGTAACTTTTGGAGGATACATATACATTCTATTTTGTTCAGAAGTTTTGAGAGCAACATCATTGTGTGATCTACCTGCATTTGCAAAATCAACAGCAGCAGTCGCTTGAGTTTTACCAACTCCAACCCCTGCAAAAATTGCAGATCCATGTCTTACATCAAGATCATTAACTGTACTACTACCAAATGGTCTATCTGTTCCTATCGCAACCTTATTATTACGATCAACATTCAATCCAAATTTTCTACTCTCGAATGTTGTATGTCCGTAATCCTCTCCAACTGTGAGTGATGCACCTATTGATACATTACCTGTAATTGTTGTTAAACCAATTACTTTCAATCCGTTGTTAATATCAAGGTTCTTAACAAGTGAGTGTCCTGTAGTTACGTTTAAGTTTAACCCTGCTAAATCAGAATCAACTAAATCATAACTACCATCTACAGTTATATTCCCTGCTATGGTTGTATTACCCTTTACAGTCAGATTATTACCTATGAAAGCATTACTTGTAACTGTGCTAGTTCCAACCACATGAAGTGTATTTACTGGAACTGTAACTCCTAAACCTAGAGTTCCATCATAGGTTAGAGTCATCAACTGACTTGTATTCTTACCCTTTAACCAGAAGAATCCACCAGTATTGATCCCTGCTGCCCCTGCGTGTAGATAATTATTGATACTTCCTGTGGTGTAATTAATAATATCTAAATCATTAGACTCACTATAAGGATATGAACCTGACTCATTACCAAACTTCACAGCACCAGCAGTTCCTTG